TACAGGCACCTACTATGGAACAAAGTGGGTTAATCAGTATCGTTGTTGGTGCTGGTGCAGCTTGGTTTGGTTTATATACAGGTTCAAGTAAGAAAAACAAATAAGGTAACGAGTAAATGGCCGCAACCACACTAACCGAAGCCTCGCAAGACGAGATAGTAAGCATATTCAAAGCAATATCTAACAAAGTACAAGGTTCTGTTGAAGGACTTGTTAAGACTACTCAGCCTAAATTAAATAAACTAGTTGCAGAAACAATAGACTCATTTAGAGATAATCCTCGTCAAGTTAACAAACAGATGAATTTGTTAGCAGACAGAATGAAAGAATTAGGATTTTCTGTAGATGATTTGACAGCAGGTATTGATGAAAAAGATTTAACTGCTGATATGAAGTCTTTACAAGACGCAATGCGAACTAGAGAAGTTAAGATTGTAGAGGCAGAAAAACAAGTAGAGAGTTTGCGTAAACAAGGTATAGCGGCAATGGTTGAGCAAACAGAAGACGGTGCCAGAGCGATGGTAATGTCTACTAAAGAACTCAAAATTGAACAAGATAAAATTTTAGAAAAAGAAAAAGAATTAGTTAAAACACAATTAGAATTAACAAAAGATACAAAAGATGTAGTCAAAATGCAGGCTGGTCCTGCAAGAGAAGCCGAAGAAAAAGCAATCGCTGAAAGAAGTGCTAATTTAGAAAAAGAAAAAGAAATACTTGAACAAAAAAGAATACAGGTAACAGGTCAAGGTTCAGACGAGATTGCTGGTGGTGGCGGTGGTGATTTAATTGACCCACGAGGTATGTTTGCTGGTATATCTGATACCTTTATGGGTATCAAAGATAGTATCACAGGTCCATTTGTTGAACTTGGTGAAATGGCAGCTCGTATGGGTAAATCTTTTATGAACTTCGGTAAAGCAATGAAGACACCTATTAAATCACTAAAACTATTTGGTGCAAGTTTAATGCTTTCACTTGTACCTGTGTTATTATGGGCAGCTGCTATATTAGCATTAGTTGCTCTTATCGCAGTTATAATGTTTAAATTTAAAGATATTAAACAAGCAGTCATAGACGCATATAACTATCTAGGAGAAGTGTTTACAAAGTTTGGTGAATACTTAAAAGAGAAGTGGGATAATTTAGTTAATTACTTCTCGGAGATGAAACAAGGTCTGATAGACAAATGGGATGCCTTTAAAGAAGGTATATCAAATATGGTAGACTATGTAAAAGGTCTAGGTGGTAGAATATGGGATAGTATTAAAGAAGCATTTGGTAGTATCGGTGATTATATTGCAGACATATTTAAAAGAATCTATAATGGTTTCGTAGATAAGTTTGGTAAGTATATCGGTATGGAGAAAGTTGCATTGTCAACAGATAAAAAAGGTGCACCTAAAGAAGTTGAAGAAACAGACGAAGTTAAGAAAGCAGAAATAGAATCAAATGCTAAAATGGAAAAAGTAGCAGCCAACAATAAAGAGAACGCACAAACTTTGAAAGAAGAAGGTGCTACTCAATCTGGTAAAGGTAATAATGTTGGTGTATCACAAGACAATAGACAAATTGTAACCACAAACAATCAGGAATCTATATTCGCAGGTAGTGGTAATAGAAATCCAGACCCATCATCAAAATGGGAAAAACTAACAGCACTAACTTAAAATTTACCTAAATCATCTTCTGTAAAGATTTTGAACTCCCAACCTTGCATTTCGCAATAACGAACGGCTGCATTCCATTTAGCCTTGTTCTTAATATACGCTAAACTTTCATTGATATATGCTCTAGTTTTACGAGACCTAGGTTTAGGTTTGACGGTGAACGCCTTTGGTTTGATTTCAATAATGTACTTACCTTTGTCGGTAACTACAAAGAAATCAGGAAAGTAATTATGTAATTTCTTGGTCACAGGATTACGATAACGGATTGCTATCTCTTCACTACCCCAATGTTTGATTGCCTCATTACGGTCGCAGTATACCATAAATCTTCTCTCCCAATTAGACCGATAAACAACTCTATTAGGATTACCGATGTATTTGTCTTTGTTTTGAGGTTTATATTTGCCTTTATAACTTGCTGTTGCCATTGCCATTTCCTGTATAAATATTAGTACAATTCATAAGGATATTTATATATGGGATATACAAACAAAGTAAGTCAAGTTATAAAAGGTCGTATCAATTCAGGTGCAAATGCTGTAAAAGGATTTGTTGATGGTCTTGCTGGTGATATAACATCACAAATAGACAACTTCAGCAATCAGTTTACTGGTGCCGAGAATAGTGAAGCGACTAAAGCAAAAGCACGACAGATTTTAAATAAATCACCACTAGAGATTGGTTCAGGTGACGCTATGCAAGGTAGAGTCCGTTCCAGAATTAATTGGGGTCAGATATATTATCCTGAAGAAACAGGTATGTTAGATGAAGGTCACTATGTAATATTTGATATTATTGAAAACAGAAAAACATCATATGGTAATAATATGAAGAGAAAGATAGAAGTACCAGCTGATGATGACGCAGAAGCTATGCGGAATTCAACAACAGCAGATTCAGCACCTGCTCCGAAGTTAACGACAACTAGAGCGGCAAGAGAAATGTCCTCTGGTATTGGTCAAGGTGGTTCACATACACATACAAGAATTAGTGATACGGTGTGTTTATATACACCTGCCGAAGCTGCAAAATTCTCATACAAAGCAAACTATGAAAACTTAGCAACAGGTCTTGCTGGTCTTATGGCGTCTAGTATGGAAGCAGGTAAAGATATGTCTTTCAAAGAAGCAATGATTGATGGTGGTGGTGCTGTGATAGAAAGAGTATTAGGTGAGGCAGTAACCGGTATCGTAAGTGCATTGCCTGGTGTTGGTGATGTTAGAGGTGCAATAGATAAGTCAATGGGTAGAGCATTAAATCCATTTAACGAACAAGTTTTTAGAAGTGTACCATTTAGAGAATTCCAGTTTCCATTTACATTTGCACCAAAGAATAGAAAAGAAATGTTAAATGTAGAAAAGATTATCAAGTTATTTAAATTTCATATGTTACCTGAATTTAGTAATAAAACTAAATCAGCATTTTTGTCTCCATCTGAATTTCAAATAACTTATATGTATCGTGGTAAGACAAACGATTATATACCACAGATTTCTCGTTGTGTTATGACAGGTATGGATGTTGACTATGCAACAGAAGGAACATTCCATACATTTAGAGAAGACGATAGAGGAGCTGCACCTATAACAACAACAATGAATTGTACATTTGCAGAAACAGAAATTATGACTAAAGAGACAATCGCTAAAGGATATTAATAAATGTATTTTTCAAGTTTCCCACTTATACTATATGATATGAAAGGTGACCAGAAAGCAAAACTGGCAACTAACATAATCAAACGAGTAAAGGTAAGAGAAAAAGTATTAGACGCAGCTATGCTGTATCAGAAGTACTTTGTACAACCTGGCGAAAGACCAGAAGATGTAGCATTTAATCACTTCGGTAAATCAGAATATCACTGGATTATATTGTTGACAAATAATATAACAGACGCATACTATGGTTGGCCTATGTCATATGCAGAATTTGAAACATTTTTAAAAGACAAGTATACAAATCCAGAAGGTATACATCATTACGAAAAGAAACAAACTAGTGGTGATACAGAAGTCCATATAGAATGTATGGAATCAGACGCAGGTTCTGTATCTGTATCTAATAGAGAATACGAACAAAGAAAACAAAACGATATAAGCGAAATCAAATTGTTAGACCAAGGATATCTATCAACATTTTTAGATGAGTTTGACAAATTAATAGGTGAATAATAATGTATAGCAAACTTAAAACCGATGACCTGAAAAAGGCAGGTGACTATACGCTATCTGAAATAGTGGTACATAGTAGAGAGTCCTTTGACGGTTCAAGTAAAGCAAAGAAAACAGATATAACAAGTCTTGTTGCTGAAATCAATATTTACGAAGATATAAACGAGAAGAACTTAACAGGTCAGTTAGTTATATCAGATAGTACAGGTTTGCCTAACAATATGCCATTGACTGGCAATGAACTATTATCATTTAAACTAGGTACACCAGGTTCTAGTAGATATTATGATTTTGAAAAGTATCCTATGGTCATCTACAAGATAGGTGAGAAACAACCACATAATCCTAGGTCACAATTCTATATTCTATACTTCTGTAGTAAAGAACAAATTACCAATCAAACTCTAAAAGTACAAAGACCATTTAGTGGTGCTGTATCTGATATGATTTCTAGTGTAGCATTATCTGAATTAGGTACTAGTAAAGACATTTACATTGAAGGAACAAAAGGTAGTCGTAAGTTAGTCGTTCCTAGATTTAGACCATTTAAGGCAATTGATTTCTTATGCAGTATGGCAGAATCAAGTCAGTTTAATTCAACAGGATTTAAATGGTATGAGACAGCAGATGGATTTCATTGCCGTTCATATGAGAATATGATGGCAGTAGGATTAGATAGTACAAGACCTAACAATGGTTATTTTAAACCAACTATGGCAGGTACTACAAGAGATAAAGGTAACCGTGATGTTACCCAAGAAATGCAGACAATGTTTAGTTATGAAGTTATAGACCAGTTTAATCTTATGAAAATGTTAGGTATGGGTGGTGTTGCAAGTCGTGTATTAAAGACAGATTTATTTAACAAGACATTTAGTAATGCAGATTTTAATTACGAAAAGAACTATGATACACAACATCATACAGAGCACGATGGTATGGGTATGAGACAAGGTGATAAGAAATTACTACCTAATTATCCATTTAGAAACAATCTAGCATTGACAGATTACGCAGATGGTACTTTCTTTCATAGTAGTGAGACAGAAAATCAATATGATGGTTATAATTCCGTATCGCCAGAAAACTCAATGTTGAATAGAATAGCACAAGAGGTAGCATTAGAATGCTTTAAAGTAAAATTTGATGTGCCTGGATACACAGGATTATCAGTTGGTGAAATGGTTGGATTAGAACTGCCTAGATACGAAAGTATTAGTGTTGGTGATATAGACCAAGACCACATAATGTCAGGTAGATGGTTAGTATCAAGTATAATACATAAAGTTATACCAGCAAAGAGTTACCACTCAATGACCGTTGAATGTCTGAAAGATAGTGTTAAATCGCCATACTATAATGAAACAATTAAAGTAGAAGAAGGAAAAGAAGATAAAGGTAAAGTCTATGAGCAAGAGAAGATAGATGAAGGTATCTTTGGAATCTTTGATGAATATTAAGAGAATATTCGTAGTTTATTCATATGACAACAACTAGAGAGAACCATAGAGAATCGCCCTCCGAGACGCCCCTCCAGAGGTCTAAAGGGCATAGATTAGGGTCTCTCAGCACACACTCCACTCTATCTGCTGACATACAAACCAGAATAAATGAGAACAAAATGAGAACAAAAACACAATGATTAGAACAATGAAAGAATTAAACAACCCTTTACGCAACACATTTAGAACCATACGCAAGACCTATGAGGATGCTCTGTATAAAGTAATCTTACAGAAGTTTTTTAAAGGTACATACGCAATAGACGAACTCAATCATAAAGTCGGCGTACTTTCAGCAATCGCTATACGCACGGCAGTATTACGAATAATGCTCAAAGATATGACACTAGCGTGTCAGTTGCGTAGGTTTAGAATAAATAGTAAAAATAATAGTATCTGATGTTATCTAAAAGGTACAAGTATCGGAAGAAAATATGGCCAAGTTTATACATTTTACAGGAATAGTTGAAGACAGACAGGATCCTCACAAGGTAGGCCGAGTGCGTGTAAGGTGCTTGGGTTACCATTCAGACGACATTACCGTTTTACCTACAGCGGACTTGCCGTGGGCGCAATGTGCATTACCTACGACTGCCGGTGGTATAAGTGGCCTGGGTCAGTCGCCAACCTTTTTGGTAAATGGTACTTGGGTATATGGTTTCTTTAGAGATGGAGAGCAGGCGCAACAACCAGTTGTTCTTGGAGTACTCCCAGGTAAACCTACTGAATACTCTAGTCGTTATTATTCAAAGGCCTACTATGATGGTTCAAATATCTATCCTAAATACATTAATGAGACAGACACTAACAGACTGGCCGCTGGAGACAACTCTCTAGTAAATGAAATACGAACAGCGACACGAATAACAGATGTTGCTACAGCAGACTTTGATAGTACATCGGCCGCAGACGGCAGTACTATATTAGGTTCTGATACAACAAAGTGGTCACAGCCTGCTATATCATACGCTGCTGTGTATCCATATAATAAGGTAACGGAAACGGAAAGTGGCCATATACAAGAGTTTGACGATACGCCGGCCGCTGAAAGAATACATATACGCCATAAGATAGGCACATCATTAGAATGGACACCAACTGGCGACCAAGTGAATATAATAAAAGGCCATAATTACAAGATGGCCGTTGGTTCAGATAAGACTTATATAGAAGGCGATAGTGATATTAGTATAGACGGACGCCATAAGATATACATTAACAAGTCTGCTACATTAAACAATCACTATGATATACAAGTAGGTGCTAATGCAAACCTTAATATACAAGTAGATACTGGCGATGTCAATGTAGTCACCAGAGTAGGTAAAGTCAATGTCAATAGTGGTGGTGATTATAATTTAAAGGTAGGTGGTAACTACACCTTGACGGTGGATGGCAGTCATAGTGAAACAATCGCAGGCACTCGTACTGAAACGGTAACAGGCGATAACACCAAAACAGGTAAGACAATCAATCTCAACTAGGGCCGGTTTGTTATCTAAAATCCTGATAGCAATTAGGGCAATTATAACTAGGACCTGCTGGGTAATCTATAAATGCAATAGACTATACTAAATATAAATTATGAAGAAACTCTTTAAAATAGCAGGTCTATACTTCTTTACATTTCAACTAATAAAGGGTCTTCTGTGGATCCTATTGATATATCTCGGCTTTGAGTTTGGGAATTTTTTTCCGAGCTAATTTTCTCTACAAGCTTCGTTAACTTATCTATCTTATTGTGAAGCTCATCTACTTCTTTTGTTATATCATTGTAAATATCATCATTATTATAAAATGTCATTATTCAGTCCTTTCTAAAAAAAATATTCAACATCGCCCCAACTATCAGACTTTACTTGTATAATAGTCATAGGGTCATTTACTTCATTATTATTCAGACACTTCTCAGCGTCTTCTTTTGTATCAACTATCAAAGGCATTTCAGCATTTGCGTCATTAGGGTCAACAAACTTCGTACCTGTAGCGTCAAGTAATAGTTCAGTATTATCTTTTTTCAAAGCATAACCTTCTTGTTCATAGACCATTGTTGGTATTGGATGACTCATAATATACTCCTTTTCTTTATCATACTTACATACTATCAAACTCTACACTCCTTGTCAAGCACTTTTTTATAAATATTTTCAGTAATATTAACACTCAACTGGAGCGAGTAATGGTTGAAATACTTACTATATTAGCGTTAGCAGTAAATCTGTTAACAAGTCTTTTACGCTAGAATTTGTGAATCTTATACATAAGTGTGTTGAGACTTCCAGAGAATAGCTAAGCTAGAGAAACAGGACACACAAATGACTTTCAAGGAACGACTACAGCGCATACGAGGCAAGGCGCAAAAATCTATCACTACTGACAATCTCGTTGACATTTCTGTTGACATATTGATATTGGTCTTTGATGTATTAAGTTCGCCTATCTTAATTGTAATGAGAGTTGTAAGGTTCTTAATTAGAAAGTATGTTATTAAATATATAAAGGCCTTTCTTAAATGGTTTATCCATAAAGTGTTAAAGATAGATAATACGCCTTTAGATTGGAAAGATTAAAATGATTAATGGATTGTGGTTAGTTGATAGAATTGAATATTGGATAGGGAGAGGGCGACTCTTGTTCTCTATGTGTTTGCGATTGTTAACTTGGGCCGGACTAACGGTAATGGTTGCGTATGGTTTAGCGTTTCTTTATGTTGCGATTATAGGTACGATTACTGAAAGAAGCGAATTTAATGAGATAGTTGGTTCTTCTATGTTAGATGAATTTTATTACTTTATTCTACCAGCGCTATTAATAACTAGTCGTAAATATATAAATAGTTTTATTCGTTCAACCATTTTTGGTCGGAAGTAAGGCACTCGCCTGAAGGAACGCACCTAACTTGAAACATAGGAGGGTGTTATGAATAGACATACTTATTTACTCTCCACTTATAGAAAGAAGAAACAAATAGAGCGTAAAGAAAAGGCTCTTGCGTCTTCTCGTACAGAAGTGGATATAAATGGTAATGGTACTTCTGGTTATACCTTAAAAGAAGGTAAAAACAAAAACAAAGTACTTGGCCATAGAGTAGTCAAATCAACCGATAATTGGTAATATTTTGGGGGAGTTAAATCTCCCCTAAATACTTTTATGAGTAATTTAATAAACTTAACAGATAACGCAGTATCACATCTACAAACTTTAGCAAAAGAACATAACAAAAAATATGTTCGTTTAGAAGTTAAAGGTGGTGGTTGTGCTGGGTTTAAATACGACTGGAAGTTTGAAGATGAAGCAGATACTAATGATGAGGTTATTCTACACGATAACTTTACATTGTTGGTTGATAAGTCTAGCATATTAATGTTAGCAGGTATGACTATAGAATATCGTAAGGAGATATTTGGGTCATTTTTAGAATTAAAGAATCCCAACGCAACAAGTAGTTGTGGTTGTGGAGAAAGTTTTGGAGTATAAAATGAATTATGATAGAATAAAACAAGAAGAAGCGTTATATTCAGAATCTTGTGGGTCTTGTATACCTATAGAAAAAGACCACAAATATCAAAGTGAGTTGTTAAAGAAACAATTACAAATGATATTAGATGATGAAAGAGGCGACAACGATTTAGATAAAAAGATAAAGATATTAGAAACACAAAATAAGATATTACAAGCGGAAAAGAAGTTTCTTGCCGATACATTAAAAGAACACGGCATATTGACAATGAAGTAATTATGTTGTATAGTAATTATTGGAGTGAATTAAAATGACAAAATTTAGAGAACAAACCGTAATACCTCAAATAGTACATCCGAAGATAAACGGAGAAGTATTATATCCTTTTGGACCACCTGTCTATCGTACAGAATTAGATACAAAGATTGTTGATATGCTGATAGCAGAAGGTCAACGAACAAGAGAACAAAAAGATTTAGACCATAGATTAAAACTAGCAGGTAATATGAAGTCTGGTACTTCTGTTCTATTTCCTGCAGGTCCTGATAAAGATGTTAGAAACAGAGCAGACCAAGCAATCGTTCAAAAAGTATTTGAGTTCTTTGAAATACTACAATCACAATATGGTAAAGATTGGCCTAATATAGAAAAGATGATGTTAGGTAATAGTGGTGGTATGGGTGCATTAAGATTACAACAATTATGGATTAACTTTCAACAAGCAGGTGATTATAATCCTTTACACGACCACGGTGGTCTTTTTAGTTTTGTTATATTTGGTGATATAGATGAAAAGATATTTACAGAAGATGTACCACCTACAAATACTAATATAGCAGGTAAACTAATATTTCATTATGGTGAACAGATTACAAAACTACAATCAAATAGTTTTTCAGTAGAACCATATAAAGGTTTGATGTATGTTTTTCCTGCAGCTTTACAACATACGGTACCACCATACTTTAAAGAGTTTGAAAGAATTAGTATAAGTGGTAACTATGTACTAGAACAAAATCAACCACAATCAAAACTTAATCCTGTTAAGTTAGATTTAGAAGATGATAAAGTAGCACAAATGATGATGAAGCAATGATTACATTAATTTTTATATTAGGTTATTTGACAATGGTCTTAAATGAAGGCTTTGTTATATTGCGTCATCTATCTAAAAAGATGGCAAAGAAAAGAGAAAAACTAATTAAGAAATACGGCAAGAAGTGGCAGATATTTCATAGTGCAATGGATATAGTATGGGTATCGTTTGTTTCAATAGGTATTATATTTTCAGAATACAGATGGTTCTTTCTAGGATTAGTATTAGGTTTCTGGATTATAGTATTCGTTGTAGTATACTTACCTAAATTATTAAAGATGAGAGCGAAGTTTAGACCAGACGAGGAATAATGATAAAAGAATATTTAAAAATTATAGGTCTTGGTATACTTGCAATACTATTTCATTGGAAGACAATTGCATTTTATGGATTTATGGCGTTTGCTTTTGTACTAATGATGTTAGAACAAGGTTTCGTTGCGGCTCTTATTGTAATACCTATTCTATACTTCTTACGACTTATAGGTAAGTTTCTATGACACCAGAAGAATTACAAGAAACAATTGAAAAGATTAAATTCATACTAGACGATAAAGTTGCACCTAGTGTAGCTGCACACAATGGTAAGATTAACTTTCTTTCTTTTTCACAAGAAGGAGTGTTAACATTACAAATGGCAGGAAGTTGTGCTGGGTGTGCTATGTCTCAACTTACTTTAAAACAAGGTGTTGAAAGTATGATGAAACATTATTGTCCAGAAGTCAAGCAAATCATTTCAGAAGATGATACACAAGCTGCTGAACAAGGTTACACACCTTACGCACCTACCTTAAAATAGTCCAGGTATACAGACTAAAGTTTCTGACACGATACAGCCAGCAAAACTGACTAAACCATAAATCATCAAAAAAGTAATCATTTATTGTACCTTTCATAATGGCTCTTATCTACGCAATAAAAGGCTTTGTGTTGTGGATATTCTTTTTTAGCGAGGCGATGAGCAGATTGACAATTGGGAAAGTCCCCTAGCATCCGCATATCTTTTGATTCAAAATCAAAATAACCGTAGCCTGATAACCAGACTACGGCAACAAAGGATTGTAATATGAATATTCTCCGTTAAGATTATTATTATGAAGCTAACTTCATTAAAGAATAAGGCACGGTCCATTTACCACGACCTTCTTCCATAACTACAGCTTTCTTCGGGTTACATTTAACAATAACTCCGTGATGTTGTTTACCACGAGGTCTGCCAAATATCACTTTTGCTCCGACAGCAAACTTGTTAATGTCTTCGGCTTTTGCTTTCGCAATACAAGCCTCAACAATATAAAGATGTTCTTTATGACTAGGTTCTCTAATCCAGTCTAACACTTTATTTAAATCATTAAATTTCACTTCTGACATAATATACTCCTTCTATTTAAGATATAAAGGTCCAGTCCACTGGATTGGATAGTTTCCAGTAAGAACATTTCCTCTAGGTTGATTTAAAGCAGGTGCATTAAAACCAGCAGGTTTCAATATATCGCCTTTTTTAAAATGTTTAAAGTCTTCTTTTACGATAAATGCAAAGACACCGTTTTCTTGTACAATCTTAATGTACTTTTTACCAGGTCTTACAGATGTTTTACTATCCC